ATCAATACGAATACCACCAGCGCCCATTGTGAAGGCTGGTGAACTGCCTGAGTTCTCATAGACGGCAACACACGCATCAGGGGACTCAGGCAAAGTGCCAAGAAAGATGGATGTTCCAAGGGTGCCTTGGCTGGCATGAGCGCCAAATGCGCTTGAGGTGTTTTGCAGATAGTCGCCTATCGATTCAAGAATGGTTGCCATTAGGTACTCCTACTTTTTAGAATGTGGATTATTCTACGCGAGATGTTATTTTGGATTTCAGCAAGAGATTCCATGAATGGTTGCTCAAGGTATTTAGCCTGTGTTGGTGGATTATGGTAGTTCCCAATAATCTCATGGACATAAAGGGCATAAGGCGCTGCTGGACCACCATAAAAGATGTCTACATAAATGCCTTGACCTGAGCCTTGAGGAGCGCTAACTCCACCTGAACCACGAAGAACTCCCGTATCAACAGGGACAAGTATTTGTGACTTAGCGAAGATGTTGTTGGCTTCTTCCCAAATTGCTTGGGCAACTGCCTTGGGAGCATTTTGTTGAGCCGAGCGGAGAACGGCTTGCAACTCGACATCACCCGTGAGGGTGAATGTGTACCTGTTTGCCATGACTACCGCCCAAATCGAATGACGGTGTGATGCGCTCCGTTTTCATCTGCGATGTTATCTACTGCGTTTACCGTAAAAGTGTCCGCCCCGACGACCATTTTATGAGAAACAGTAATTGTTGTTGCTGGTCCTTTTGTAACAAAGCGTCCGATGTCTATAACTTCAGTTCCTTGAACATCTTTAGATTTAACTGTGTCGTAGATAAGGCGACCAACAACGGTGGTATCACCGCTAAAAGTTGGTTTATTATATTTATCAACTGAAGTCTTGGCTGTAAAAACAACCGAATCAGTCATGAACTCAGCAACTTTGGAGTAAATAGCGTCAGCCATGATTACTCCTACTCAGGAACGCGTTGGTCGTAGATGTTGTTTGGGTTGTCGTGGACACCAGCATAGAAATCTGTGTTGTAATCCTGAATACTTCTATCATTAGTTGAGAGCAAACTGTTGGCATTAGCCGTCATTGTTGGAGGCGCCTTACGCATCTTACGGTCAAGGAATGAGTTGGCAAGGTCTTGGTATTGCTTGCTCTTTGCTGTAAAGGACTCAGAAACAGAGATGTCTCCGACGCTCTTTGAAGTGCTATCTGCCAAACGGCTAAAGCGTGAGACTAGAGTTTCACACGCGGCGCGACAGATTTCGTAAACATTTGTTCCCCACTCGGTAATGAGATAATCCAACTCTTCATCAGAAAACAACGCATCAGTTGTGACTGTATCGTTAATGAGAAAGCGCACCTTATTGCGGGTGCTAGTGGTTGGGTCTCCCGAGTAGGTAAAAGTCATTACATTCCACCGAGCATGAAATTGATAGTACGAACGCTGTCATCAGTTGCCACAGCAACCAATGTGGCATAGGTAGAAGCAGCGGTAGCCGTAGTCAAATAATCATTCAACTCAGTATCTACATCCGTTGCAAGGTTGAGGATGTCTGTGTGAACAGCAGGATTATCACCTGCTGTTGGGTACCTTAAACCTTTGGCTGTTGTACCTGCCATGATTTACCCCTGCTCTATTTCAAGCCATGAAAGAGTTTCTTCATCCCATTTATACACAGTTGTCAAAAAGTCATTTGGCATTGGAGTTGGAGAATCCCAAAATGAGCCAGTACGAATCCAAGACGGAAAAGGTTGAGGATGAACAAAAATATCTTCTTCGGCATTATAAGTAAATCCAATACCAGCAAAAACTCCACGAATATTATTGTTATAACTTGTTTTAACCCAAGTACCACCAAGGTTATCAATTAGCCATTGATAGCCTTCGTCACCATTTGGGTCATTATTATCCGTTACCAAAACACGAATTACAATATTATTTTCATCTATTTCTGCCCAATGTGCCATTATGCAGGATACCTCACAATCACAATTCCTGAACCGCCTGATGGCGCAGTAGGGCTAGTGCTTAGACTTCGAATAGTTCCGCCACCGCCACCACCTGTATTTGTTCCACCACTTGTACCTGCTTGCGAACCCCCAGAGCCACTAATAGAAGCATCTCCATTACCGCCTCCGCCTGAACCACCTAGACCATCACCACCAGCGGTAATATTGCTACCAGGAGCGGATTCTGTACAAGTTCCACCGCCTCCGCCACCATAATAAGAATTATTTAGCCATTGATAGCCAACACCGCCTCTTGGTGCTGTAATATTATTTCCTACTCCATTATAAGCGGAAGAGTAAGCAGCAGGTGCAGTTCCTAGTGCTTGTCCAGCACCACCACCTGCTCCTGTACCGCTATTTGTATTACCGCTACCTCCATTGCCTCCCTGTGAGCCAGTACCCCCACCTTGCGGGTTACCACCAAAAGAAGTATCACCACCACCGCAACCACCACTATTGCCTTGAGCATTTGAACTTGATGAGTCATTACCGCCACCACCAGCGCCACCGCCAGTAGCAGTTAATGACCTAAAAGTTGAGTTGCTTCCGTTGCTTCCTTTATTACCACTAGAACCACCATTACCACCACCACCAACAACAACAGCGTATGTACCAGCAGTAATTGAAGTAGAACTAGCGGTTCGTACGCCTCCACCGCCACCTGCGGCACCGCCATAACTATCTTTACCACCACCACCGCCACCACCCGCAACTATAATGTAGTCAGTAGTAAGCGATACATTCGCAATAAAGTCTCCACTACTTGTAAAGGTATGGTAAACATAACCTCCCGAAGTAGTAATTGTTCCACCTGTTGCTGGTTGTACAGGCGTAACGCTATTAGAAGCCGCAGACGCAGACGAAGTTCCATTAGCGTTAGTTGCTGTTACTGTAAATGTATAAGGCGTTCCATTTGAAAGTCCTGAAACAGTAATTGGTGATGAACCTGTTCCTGTAAGTGAACTTGGGGATGATGTTGCTGTGAATGTAGACACAGTTTTTCCGCCCGTTGCTCCTGCCGTATACGCAACAGTAGCAAGTGCATTTCCCGCTGTTGCTGTTCCAATGGTAGGAGCCTGTGGAACTGTTGTTGCTGTGATTGCAGATGAAGCAGATGAAGCGTCAGATGTTCCAACTGAATTTGTGGCAGTCACAGTAAATGTATAAGAAGTTGCTGATTGCAAACCTGTAACAGTAATTGGAGAAGATGCTCCACTAGCGCTGTACCCACCAGGACTTGAAGTTACGGTGAAAGAAGTAATAGGTGCGCCGTTATCTCCACCTGAAGAAAAAGCCACAGAAGCCGCACCATTATTAAATGCCCGTGAAGTACCGACATCTGTTGCAACTACGCTTACTGGAGCGTTTGGCTTACCTGCTCCTGCAAAACCGTATCCGCGTGGACTGATACCGCGTGAACCTAAAATTGGTGACATGAAAGACTCCTATTAAGCGAACTTAGTTTGACCTGCTAAAACTGTAAATGTTGCGCTTGCTGTCTTAAAGATTGTGTATGTGTAAATATCAATTGCTGATGCGCTACCTGCTGCAAATGCAACACCGTTCTGAAACTTAGGTGTAATCGCGTTTCCATCGATTGTTAATGCAGTTGAGTAATAAGCCGTTGAGTTTGTAGCCATGAAAACAATAGTGAGTGCATCTCCAGTTGTCATCAATGAGTTCAATGTTGTTCCGCTGTCGCCACGAACATTGAGCGTCCAGTTGCCTGTTGAGTTTGATGTGTAGTACAAAACACCTTGTGTTTTTGTATCGAACTGAACTGTTGAACCAGCGGCAGTAGCAGTAATAGTCGTACGCTCTTGCGGAGCGTTAAGGATAACTTCATCAAGTGTTCCACCATTGATTGTTGGTGAAGTAAGAGTCTTAGTAGTAAGAGTTTGGGTGTCTGAAGTTCCAACAATGTCACCTGATGGAACAGCCTTACCAAGAACTGCTGACCCTGTTAGAACATCTGTTCCAGCAATCTTAAATGTCTTGCCTGTGAGAAGGTTCATGTTTTCTGAAGATGTCCATGAATCTGTTGCATCTACCCAGTTCAAAGTCTTAGTAGTTGTACCGTTAAGTGAGATACCACCACCATCAGCGTTTACATCTGATGGGCTTGTAACATCGTTAATAACAATGTTCTTATCTTCTACGACAAGGTTTGTTGTATTGATGTTTGTTGTAGTACCAGTAAAGGTTGGGTCTGAAATTGTTGGAGCAGTTAATGTCTTGTTTGTAAGAGTAACTGTATTTGTTAATGTTACCTCGGCTGAGGCATTAGTTAGAATCGCCATTATGCAATCTCGCTTCCAAAAGCATTGAAGGACATGTCAGCACTTGAGGCGTAGATAGTTACGACATCAGAAGCATCAATAGTCAGACCTAAAGTGAGTGAAACAAAAGAGGTTGCACCAATTGGTGCGTCATAGGCGATGTAATGTTCGCCTGAAAGAGAGGCTCCGTTAGGACGGATAGCGATACGGTAAGTACCACTTGAACCTTGATTAGTAACGACCAAACTTGAAATAACAGTTTGAGTTGCTGATGGGCAGGTATACAGCGTTGTTGCTGTAGTAGCCGCGGGCTTGGACTGACCAAGCACCTTATAGGTTGTTGCCATGCGTTATCCTCCGATGAGAAGCAATGGGTTTATTGTAGCGGATGCGTTATTTGTGGCTGTAGTGGCACTTGTCGATGCTGTTGAGGCATAGGCTTGAGCCGAAGATGTAAAGGATGCGATGTCTGTTCCATCTAATTCATAAGAAGCCGCGGTGAGAGCGGTATAGGTAGCAAAAGCCGTATCAAGGGCTGTGTAGGTAGCAAACTGAGATGGGATGTACCAATACTTGCCTGATGCGAGAATTTTATCTGTTGTCTGATTGATACGGGTGTCTAAAGTATCAATGTTGGCTTCAAGGGTGTTCCATGTGGTTTGGTCAATTAACTGAACATAAGTTGTATCTAAACTTGGAGCAGGGCTGATGTCTGCTAAATCTAAAGACCCAGCGGTGGTGTATGGGACGCTAATTGTGTATGAACGACCCCCTGCGAAAGACTCTTCAACATCATAAAGGAAAGGGTTGGGAACTACATCAGGGTCATTTGTAGCGGGCAAAGTGACGGAAAAAGACCCGCTGACTAGGGGAACGACTACAACTGAAGGTGCAACCATTTGGTCGTCTGTTCCATTACGCAAAACCTCTGATGTGCTGAAGCGAATCTGTCCAGCAATGGCAGTTCCTTCATAATCAACATAAGTTCCAGTAATTTGAACTGTGGTTAGATTTATTCCTAGTGCCATCATGCACCAACCAAAAATAAAATATCAAACTTTTGAGCAAGTGCGGACTCAGCCGTGTTCTTTGAAGTCAGAGCCGTAGTTTGAGCAGTATTCAGGGCGTTTGCATTTGTTGCAGCGCCAGTTGTTACAACTTCTAAATCAGTTAAAAGGACATTGTAGGTTGTTAAATCGGCTATCGGTACATACGGCTCAGCCATCTTAGACCCCCATGAATAGAAGAGATTTGACGGTAAATGATTCCAACTCAGTAGCCGCCGCTGTAGCGGCTGAAGCATAAACCTGCGCGTTGGCTTCGTAATCCTCTGCATCTATCACAATCACACGGATGCCCTCTGCGGTGGTGTAGCGAGTCAATAGAGCCTGATACTGGTCAGTAGTGACATAAGAGGCAGCGGTGGCTGCATCAACGGCTGGTAGCAGGTCAGCGAGGTTTTGAGTGGTGTTTGCAACTGAGAGGGGAAGTGCAATTTGGAACTCGCGCCCACCTGAAAAGTTCTCCGTGAGGTCATAAATAAATGGCTGTGGAGCCACATCTGTATCACTCGTAACAGGCAAGGTAATAGTAAAAGAGCCAGTTGCATCTAAGGTTTTAACAATACTTACTGGCATGATAATAATGTTTTGAGTTGTTTCTTTTAAGATTGTTTGTGGAACAAAAGTTAATGAACCACGAACAGGGTTGCCAATTAAATCAACATAGGTGCCAATAATTGTGGCTGTTGATAGAGATGTTGGCAACGCCACGATTAAACTCCTTGGCGCAAGATATTAACGGTCAAGGTGCTTGATGCAACTACACCGTAAAGTTCTTCTCCAGTTTGAAGGTCTACTGACATGTCTGAACTTGTTCCAAGGGCATAACCGTAACTTGTTGTAGTTACTCCAGCGCCACCGAGATAAACAGTCACGGTTGTTGATGGGTTTTGAACAGAAACGGTCTGACCGTCTTTTCCTGCATAGGTTGAAGAAAGTAGCGTGGCTGTTGTACCAACCGAGACTCTTTCGTGTGCTAACGCCATTAAAACTCCTTAGAGAAAGATAGGGGACGACTCATTGTAGCGAATCGTCCCCTCCTACTTATTCGGCTTCTTTTGCCTTTTTCTTTGTTTCTTTAGGTTTTACTTCTTCATCAACAGGAAGGGCTACAGGTTCATCAACTGGAAGTGCTACAGGCTTTGGAGCCTTAGCATCTTCTTCAATCAACTTGATGTAGCGACCTGAGACAAGATTTCTTGTATGACGCCATCCTGAGACATCAACGATGTCACCAGGATTAAGAGTCTTTCCGTCAGAAACCATTACCTTCAGAATTGTGGCTTTCATATTACGCAGTCATGTCAATCCATACATAGGAGAATGTACGGGCTGTGTCATTGATTGCTGAAGCAGTTGGATTGTAAAGATAGATTGAAACTGTGTCTGCCGCTGATACAGCCGCTCCACAGAAAATCAAATCATCGTTTAGGTCTGCTGGTGGATTAACGATAATGATGTCAGTTGTCTTAGCACCTGTAAGGGTGAAAGTTACTGAACTGCGAGTTGTTGCCGCGATTGAGGCAGGGTCTACTGATGCAGTACCAAAATCTAGTCCGTAAGTTACATCGCCTGTTGAACCAACGATTCCACCTACTGCTACTTCACCGCGAGAGATGCGATTTACTTGAGGCATTTATTTTCCTTTTCTAAAATTAGATTTAGTAAGTAAGAAAGGGAGAGCCAATTAAGACTCCCCCTTTCTGTTAACTTAATTAAGCGACGATTGTGTTCCAGAAATAACCAAGGTCAGACGCAATAACCTTGTTATCGAAAGCCATTTCTGCTTCGATACGGTCTGACTTGATTGATTCCATACGGAACTGTGAAGTACCGATTGTCTGTCCAAGTCCACCTGATACGCCAGTCCATGAGAATGTGTATCCAGCGGAAGGTGTCATAAGTCCAGGCTGAGGAGCAACATAAGCAAGAAGAGCCTTCTTACCATGAGCAAAGCCATAGGCTTCTGCG